GTCTTCCGCTGCCCGATGGTCTGCGCGATCTGCGCAAGCGATCCGCCCTGGATCACTACGCTGATCGAATGCGCCGGCAGACCGTTTGAATCAGGGCTGCCGGTACTGTTTTCATAGACCCGGCACTGCGTCACCCCGGAAAGGTTCAGCAAGGCCCCTAGAAGCGCGCCTAGGGGCGTCAGCGCCGGATTGCCGGTAGATACTGACTGCCGCTGCCGCAGCGCCGCGTCGGTTTCTACAGCGTTCCCGGGGACGGCCGGCGAAGTGTTCGTGAAGGACGCCCAGCCTAAGGTGGGCGTCGCGATCTGGTTGATCGCGCCGGTCTGCGCCTGAATCGCGCCGGCTGTCTGACAGATGACGGTCACGCTGATCAGACCGGATGAAGGGATGGTGACGGATGCGGGCAGCGCCCACTGATTCGTGCCGTCCGAGACTAAACCGTTCGTGATGACGGTGCCGACGGTCCCGATCACGTTTCCTACGGCGGACGAGTTAGTAGCGGCTAGCCGCTGAATGCCGTTGATCTTGACGTTCGAGGAGAGCCCTGAACCCTGTGCATACGCAGGTGAGAAGGACTGGAAGGTAGCGATCGCCTGGTTGTTGCAGTCATTGATCGCTTGCGCGAACAATGCGAGAAGTTGCCCGTCCTGACTGTCATTGCCTAGGTACGCATCGCTGCCGTAGATCAGTTGAAAGGACGCCTGCAACGAGGCTAAGATGTCCGCGAACGAGGGGGCAGTAATACCCCCGGTGCCGATCGTAGGCCCTAGCGTTGCAAGCGGATAAGGACCGGGCATGTTTGCTCCGTTATAGTGACGACACGACAGCCGCCTGACCGTACACCGTGCTGATCAGCACGGCGACCCGCAGATTGCGTTCCTGATCAAGCGTGCTCGCATAGTCATCGATTGACAGCACTCCCGGGGTATCAAGGATCCGTTCGCGGATCGCCTTGTCGTACAGCGTTTGTGTGCCGGTCCCTAGGATCTGTGTCGAGTACGGCGTGCCGTCCGATTGATCTAGGAACCACTCGCCTTGCGCTAGCTTCAATCGCGTCATGACGGCCTGGGCAACCGCAGCGGGGCTGTTATTCAGGAACTCAGCTAAGCTGCGCCCGAAGGTATAGTCGCCGTTCGCGTCTAAGGCACGATACTTCATTTCGGCGGATCTTCCTTCTGCTTCTCTTCTGTCGCCGCAGCCGGCGCTGTCGCCGGTTCAGCAACGTGTGCAGCAGCCTGCACGGCGGACTTCAGCGTGATCGTGCAGCTTGTGTCGAATGGGAAAGACTTCGAATGTCCGGCCGGCAACCGCTGTTCCGCTCCGCCGTCAAGGACGACGAACACGTCGGCAGGCTGCTGGCTGATGTTCACAGATATCGTCGTCATGCAGTACTCCTTTCAATCGGTGTGATGTTCACGAAGACTGTGTCGTCCTGCAATGCCTCTAGTTCATGCGGTTTGTTCGCAGGAAGCCCTGCAGGTTGATCCCACGCCCCTATAGTATGTGTGCGATCGTCAAAACGGACAAGCAAGTTTCCTGATAGCACAAGCGTCACGTGCAAGGTGTCGTGCATGTGCCGGGGAAGGCCCTCACCTTTGTGCGCTAGGTACGCTTGCACCATCACGCCCCCTATGGTGAAGGTTGTTGTCGGGGCTACAGGCGTCGGCGTTGTCATAGCAGGTTCACCCCGGTTGTCGTCGTTGCTGTGTTTGTCTTCGGTTTCGGCGGCGGCACAAATGCTCCGATCGGCCCGTACTTGCCGGCTTTGCACTCCGCTAAGATTTCAGGCCCGTACGGTGCCAGGTCATTCTCGTGCGCGGTGAACAGCACGGGGCTTAGCAGGTGCGGGAATATCTTCTCATTGAACTGTACCGTGCAGTTGATCATGGTCTGTGCCTCATCGGCCCACACCGGATCCTTCACCGAAGAGTAATAAGCACTCATGCTGTCCTCTGAAATAACTGTACATAGCCCGGATTACAACAGCCGATGGCAGCCGGGACCCCGTAATTGCTCATGCATGTGTACGTTCCGCCGAGGCCAAAATTGCTTCCCGATATACCAGTCTGGCCGGCGGCAAAGGGGGCACCAAATGAGGTGTACCGCATTAGTACATAGGTGCCGACAGCAATGTAGCCTACGTTGAGATTGTAGTTGCCGTTATAGTTCAGGCCGAAGCCTGCCCCCGGCAGACTCGTGACGCCACCTATCTGCGCAGCGCTCGTCAACGTTGCGCGGGACCACACCTCACTACCGGCTTCCGATAAATGCCCTGTGCTGTTCAGTGTGCCATTGAACTGACCATTGCTATCGACCTGCAGATTCTGAACGACGTGAGCTACTTTGTTGACGACTAGGTTACCCTCGAGCAGGCTATCGCTCTTAACATCGATTGTGTTCTCGAAAGTCGAAGCGCCCTTGACATCAAGCGTCGTTTCAAGCGTTGTAGCCTGATCTGTCTGCTGTGTCCCGGTCACTTCGGTAGCCGGCGCATCGATGAACACTTTCGTCGGATGCTTCAGCCTGATCTCTGTAGACGTGATCTGCACGTACATCGTTTCATCATCGCTGCGAAGCTGCACCCCCGCAGTGACAACAGCCGGGTTAAGCGCGCGGGTCTTGTTGCGTACCCCGATGATCGCAAGCGCGTCTGATAGGTTGTGCATGCGGGGGTCGTTCTGCGGCTGCGCGTAGGTGTTAGGCACGAGGCCGTAGTACCACCACATATCGATGCAGCGGGACGCGATGATGAGCAGACATTCATCCCCCGCCTTGACCGGGAAGGTCAGCGTGAAGCCGCCGCCGCCGGGGAAGCACACCGGGACCGCCTGCAGTACGGGCAGCGCCAGATCATAGAACACCCCCTCCGGATTCTTGATCTTCGCCATCACGGTAGGCTGAACGTCTACCGTCATCGCTGATGGATTGAATGCGAGCACAACACCCGGCATTGCGGTCCACAGGTTCGCCTGCTGCCCCTCGAATGCGCCTAGCAGCGATTCTTCAACCGACTCGAACCGTTCGCGTCTATCCATACGGAAGCACCGCGCCGTCCGTTGCGTCTAGCGGATTCGCCGGGGGCGTGACGATGCCTAAGCATGTCAGCTCCGTGTACCATTCCTGCCCGCGCGTATCCCCTATGTGCTCAACAACGTAGATCCGGTAATAGCCGTCCGGGTTGACCCGCGCCGCGTACTGCAGCACCTTGTTCGTGTTGTACTGCACCGGCCCCGTGCTGTACACGGAATTGATGAGCTGATTCACGTCCTTGTTGTTGATCTGGACGAGCTTGCCTACGGTCAGCTTAGGATTGATCAGGCACTTGATCGAGATGCCGTGGTCTGTCTGCTCCGGCATCCCGATCAACCCGGTGCGGCTGTTCAGCACGGTCACTTCGCCCGGGACGAACGATGTCAGCGGGATCACTGTCACGTCCCCGCGCTGAATCGACCATGTCATGCCCTGCGCCGTCATCTCTTGCCGCAGCACATCGCGCGCCATCCCGAACTGCACCTTCGGCCGGATCTGCGTCTGCGGGGTGAAGTCCGGGATGTACCCGGCGGCAACCGAAGGATCTACCTCCTGCATCGCAGCTACAACCGCACTGAGCCGCTGCAGCGGTGTTGCGCCCGGTGGCTGGGTAGCTTTGCACACACCGAAGTTGTATGCGAGGTCCCCATCCGCGCATAGCAGATCAAGGTATGTGTCGGTTTGATTCTCCCTTCCGTACCTGTACTGCTTGATCTGTCCCTCGAAGATCACGCCCATCGTGCCTTGATAGCCTGCCTGCAGTTCAACCCGTATGTACTCCAAACCGTCCCCGCCGATGATCTGCCCGATCGTATCGGCCGTTGCCCCCGGCGCGTTCTTGTCCGACAAGTTGTAGATGCGGATCGCCGCGTTGTTCGGGGACTGAATATCAGCCGCCCGCACCTCGAACTTGAAATGCATCTGCGATAGGTCAAGCACGCGCTGAAACCCGGTCAGCTTCAGCGATGACGCGCGTAGGAACTGTGACTGCGGCGTCGTCATGTCGGCGTGATGAAGTACAGATGCCCGTCACCCGACTCCGTGCCGAAGTCCGTGAACGGGATCGGGGCTAGCGGGGTGTCCGTGCTGATAGCCCACAATTGCCCGCCGAAGTTCAGATAGCCGAACTGCTCGAGCAGATCGACGCCGGCAACGAGGGGGATGCCGCCGATCAGCAGGTTGCCCGTGCTATCGCTGATGTCAAGAACCCACACCTGCGCGATCAGGTTCCAGCGGATCACCATGTTGTAGGTAGAGCCGCCTAAGTCTACCGCGAAGGTCTGCGGCGGATTCGTGATCGGGATGTCGTATGTTGTGCTCATTGCGTTGTAGGCGTCACTACCCCGGTCACGATCTTAGGCGACACTTTGCCGGCCGCTGTCAGCGGGGTGTTCACGGCGGGGTTAGCTAAGGCGGCGGGGTTGACCGGCAGCGTAGTCAGCGAAGTGTCTACGATGATCACCTCTTTACAGTGCACGGTGACTAGCAGCGAATTCTCTGAGTCAACGTTCGTCAGCACGGTCAAGGATTGCATCAGCATGTTGTCGTACTTCCGCTTCCCCGTGTACACCGTGAACGGGGTCAGCGATGTCTGTAGATCCTGCAGCTTCTTGTAGATATCGAGCACCTGCCCTACGGCGTTCCCGGTGAACATCGATTGCGCCGCCTGCAGCGTGTTGTTGACGCCGGCTACAGTTTGCGGAATCGCGGAGATCAGCCCCACTAGAGGTTGATTCAGCAGCGCGGCGGCAACCCCTACAGCCTGCCCGAAGATCCCGCCGGACGATGACGGGCTGTTAGACCATGCGGCGCGGATGATCACTTCGACGGGCTGCTTGAAGGCGTGATCGCTGATCGCTGCGCCGCGTTCTACCGGGTGACTCGTGATGACAAGTTCATCGCGGTGCAGCTCTTCAATCGTCACCTGCGGGGTGATCGGGGGCGGCGGGGGTCCGACCTGATTCGGGGTCTGCGTAGGATAGAGGCCCCGCTGCGGCTTGATGCTGATCGCACCTAAGCCGATTGCGATTGCGGGGGCGACGAAGCCTATCGGATTCAACGCATCGCCCCGGCAGTGTTGCGGAAGATGTCAGGCCAGGTGCGGCGGATATTGTTCGTGATCTCGCTAGCAACCCCGTGCGGATCCGTTGAGCTGATCGTGAAGTTGTTCGTCACCGAGATGTGTGTGTCACCGCCCGGCGCGGTCTTCGAAAGGTAGTCCCGCTCCTGCGGGGTCAAGCTTGTACCGTACGCGTCCTGCGGGTGCGCGAAGCCGCCATAGGCAAGCAGCGCCGCATTGATGTTGCCGTACTGCTGCGTCAGATCGTGCAGCAGGTGCGCAGCGGCCGGCGCGGTCTGATCGATCGATAGCCGATCGGTGACGCCGTAGCGGGCTGCCGTTTCAGGCAGAAACTGGAAGTCCCCTAGCGCACCCTTTTCGTTCGGCACGCGGGACTTCGGATCGCGGCCCCGGGATGATTCAGCCGCCCACACCCGGTCTAAGGTGCCCGCAGGAAGCCCATAGATCGCTTCAAGCGCGGTGAAGGTGTCTGCCATCCCGCCGGCCGTCCGATCGCCGCCTGCAGCGCCCGGCAGGCCCGTGATCGGTGCCTTGTAAGACATGGTGCCTAGGGCATCCATCCCGTGCTTAGCGATGTTCCCGTACCGGATCCGGTCGACCTGTTCCTTGCTGACGCCTGTGTTCGCGGACGCGATGTAGTGGGCTAAGTCCTTCAGCCCGGTGATCCGTTCGCCGGGGGTGGTCAGCTCGTGCCAGATCTTGCCTACCTCTTCGAGCATCCCCTTAAGTTCTTTGAACGTAGCGCTTAGCGCGGTGATCCACTGCGGCAGGTTCAAGCCGACGAACTTGATTGCCGAGACGGTCCAGTTATCGAACCATTGCGCGATCGCCGGCATGTACGGCAGCAGCTTAGAGATCAGCGTATCGCCTAGCAGCGAAATGTTCGATTCCATCTCGCGCAAGATGTTCATGAACTTCCGGCCGTCTTCCCCCGCCTGCTGCGTGTTGAACCCCGAAGCCTTCAGCCGCTTCTCGTATTCGTCCTGCGCCTTGATCAGATCCTTCAAGTTCAGCGATGTCTGCACGTACACATCGTTAGGGATGCCGAACTGCTCCGCGTACTGCATCGCGATGTACTGCGGATACAGCTCGTTCAGCCGCTTCACCGTATCGGTCAGCAGCCGCGTGCTGTTCGGATCGATCCCTAACGTGCGCAGCATCCCGCCTAGCGCGGGATTCGAGCGCATCGCCATCTTCATGTTTTCGATCGTGCCGAGAACTTGTTCGGCCGTCATCCCGGCTTGGCCTGCCGCGAAGCCTAGGGACTTCAGGTTCGCGATCGGGATGTTTGTGCGCTGGCTGACGTAGTACAGGTTCTCCATCGACTTCGCGAACCTGCGCATCGTCTCTTCAACGGCTACGGCAGCGCCGGCCGCAGCTATGCCGAGGCCTGCGTACTTCAGTGATGTGAGGTCTAAGGACTTAGTGAAGGTGCGCAGCGATACCGCGTCAACCTTGAACCCTAGGGTCGCTAGGAACTCCTTGATGACTTCGCGCTCAGCCATGTGATCTAACTCTCCTTGAGCGCTTTGATAATCCTGCCCCGGTTGATGTCATCTACCGAGATCGCCTTGTTCAGATAGGCAACATCCGATAGATCAAGCGTGCCGTCCTTCAACGATTCGTACAAGCAGCAGCCGCGTAGTACCGGGCGAATCAACCAGTCGGAATCATCCTCTAGCGTAAGAAGCTTTAAGTTCGGGGCTGCTGCGGATCCGTCTGAGGGGATTGCCCCAAAACCCCCTGCACGGAAAAATTTCCCAGCTTGTCCTTGATCACCGCGATGGTCAACGAGATCATCACCATCGCATCGATGTCATCGAACATGAAGCTACCGTTCGATGCGCGCAGCTTTGCCCATGTAGCAGACCCGTTGCCGGACTTCCGCTCGACCACCGCAAGGCATGCGTTGATGATGTACTCGCTGTCAGCATCGCTCATCTTTTGCAACGCTTCGGCAAGCGGCAGCGGGTTCCCGCTGAACACATCGCCTAGCGTGATCACGGCGGGGGCTAAGCGCCGGCCTACGTGAAACTGCGTCATCGCGTTCATAATGCCGATGCGATACGCGTGCCCCGCTACTTCGATTTCCGTCATGACTTCTCCGTCAATGCAGCCCGGACAGCCTCAGCAACTGCGGTACTAGGTACTGAATGAACAGGTAAATCAGAATGATGAGGACGATTGCCGCGCCGACCAACAGCGCGAACTTCTGCAGCCCTGCTGGAAGTTGGGGTACGAACTTGTTCTCGAAAAACCAGTAGATTCCGTACCCTACAGCGACGATGACTAATGCGATGATCAGCCATATGAACCAGGCCATAACAACTCCTTAATTGACCCCCGCTCCTAGCGCCGGGTCAACAATCCCGGCGTTGAACTCCCATTCGTTGATTCCCCCTGCCGTAGCGTACTTCAACGCGGGCGGCTTTGCGAATGCGACCTGCTGACAGGTGATCACGTCCCCGGTAACAGCGTTCGTGATCGTGATGTTGTTCTGCCCGTGATTTGCTGAGGTAGTACGCTGAAACGCCATCATGTCGGATAGCTGTTGATTGACCGGCGATGTCTTCAGCAGACGCACCGTGATCTTGCCGGCCTTGTTCGCGCGCAGCGTGTGCATCGCTGATCCGTCCGCGCCGATGGTCAGGATATCGATGTCTTCAACAGGTTCAACATCGATGCCTTCTTCTGCGTTCGCCGCGCCCGCCCCGATGTTGAAGGAACCGCCGGGGCCTACGATCGAAGCGTGAACATCGAGGAAGCTATAAGTGAGTAACTGCGCCATTGTCTAACCTCTTACTGGTTCACGTTGATCAAAAGGTTCACGGTGTGAATCGCGCCGGCAAGCTTCGCCGCGATCTGAATCGGCACGGACTGCCGTGCCGCACGCGCTGCCGCCGTCTGCGTGCTGATAGCCGGCGCGAACACGTAGAAGCCCTTCGGCAAGAACGCGCCCTGCACAAGCGTTCCGAAGCCCCCTGTAGTCCATGTGCCCGGGGCAAGCAGCCCGTTCGCTACCGCCTGCGTCAGCACGGATTCGCAGGTCGTCACGATCAGGTTGGTGCCCGCATCGGTCTGCGGGATCTTCGTAGGCGTTGTATAGAGCAGGTTGTAGATAGCCGTCATCAGC